CGTTCACCGTCAGGCTCTTCATCGTTCCGGCACCGCCGAAGTCCTCCCAGCTCGCCTCCTGCTCCCAGCTCGACAGACTTGTCCCCACGAACTGTTTGGTCTCCCATTTGCCCTGCGAGACTTCATAGGTGATGCAACGGCCCTTGTAACGGTATTTCTCATCCACGGCACCGATCGCGGAGGAAAGGACATAATAACCGCTCTCCAAAGGGACTTCCGCCGTCACATTATACGTGTTACCGCCACCGCCCGTACCACCGGGAATATCAACGGAGGCAATCTCCGTCCCGGTCTTCCCCAGCAGGGTGAGTTTCACCGTGTCGTTCTCCTCATCAGGGACGGCCGTCATGCCACCGACCAAACCGTCGTTCACACCGGCGGCGGAATCCTCCGCCTGTTTCGCAGCCGCGGATGCCGCTGCCGCGGCGGAATTTGCAGTTTCAGCAGCCTGATTGGCGGTACCGGCCGCATCAGACGCCATACCCGCAGCTTTATTCGCCAAAGCCGCAGCATTATCCGCTTTCGTGGCAGACGCATTCGCCGTGGCAGCGGCATCATCGGCCGGTTTACGCAAAAGGGTGAGCGGAGCACTCACCAGCTCACTGCCGCGAAGGGCGGGGAGACTTTTGATATTGTCAAGGGAGCTGACCTCCACAAGTTCATCAACGCTCTGGCTCTCGGCCTTGATAGCGTTCAGGATGTCGTTCTTAAGTTCCGTTTTCTCCGATTCTGTAAGTGCCATAAGTTATTCCTCCTTTTTTATTGTTGTCAGTCATTGTAATAATGGTATGAAAGCGCGCTGAAGCCAAGGATGCACCAGCCGCACTTGTTCAGGCTGTTAATGATGGCGGGCTCCTCCCAATCCTCGCCCGTGTAGAGCAGGAGGAAGCGGTTCACGGAGGTGACGTACAGCCAGTTCCTCTCCGGGTTCTCCGGAGAGGAAGAAAGCTCTCCCTTCCACGTGATGCGGAGATCATCGGAAGCGCCGCCGTAAACGGGGAACTCCACCCACGCGCCGTACCAGTAAAGGTAGTTGCGGTTCCTTTTCGTGTCGTAGTAAAGCCATCCGCTCGAGGGGGAAGCGGGGGGACCGGCCGACGCTCCCCGCCACGAAACCAGGTCCGCAAGGATTCTCCCGTTCAGCTCGGGGGTACCGACCAGCTCGATGATCCCGCTGATCCAGTCGATCCTGTAGGGGTCGGAATAGGAAAGCAGCGAATCACTGCTAAGGTTCACGTTGGAACCGCGGAGCAGCGTGCCGTCGTCCACACGGACGGAGCTGTAGCGGATAGAGCCCACCGTACGCGTATAGGGAGGGTGGCAGCCGTTGTAAAGGGTTACGCGCGAGCCGATATAACGCACGTCGTTCGGAAGGATGATGTCCGCACCGTTCGACGAACCGGCCATGTCCACCTTCAGGCTCAGCTCGCGGCCGATCAGGTAGCCGGCCTCGCCGCGGCCCGAGCAGGAGGTCAGGACGGCGTCGCTCGACTCCACAAGGTGGAAGTTCGTGCGGATATGCCCGGAGAACGTGCCCGCGTTCGCCTCGATGCTCCCGTCCTCCAGGATCTTGAAATTATCGTTGGCCGTCACGAGGCCCTCCAGCTTGACGCGGTCACCGGTCAGCTTCACCACGCTGATCTTGTTGCCGTCAGCGTCCGTCCCGTCCACACTCACGCCGATAAGCGCCAGTTTCCCGTCCGCGTCCTGGGCGTAGATGCCCGCGCCTTCAGGCTTCACCACAAGCCCCGTCTCTTCCAGCATATTCTCGTCACGGTCAAAGACGGCGGCCGTTATCTTCACCAGACGCTCCGACTGCTCGAAAAGCGTCCGGTAGCGGTGTGCAAGGCTCTCCACCTTGTCAGTGGACAGCACGAGCATATACAGGTAGATGTCACCGGTAAAGGACAGTTTGAAATCACCGGTACCGTTCCAGAGGCCGCTACAGGTGTACTGCACGTAACCATCAGTTGCAGACAGTTCCTCCTCCACCTCCAGGCTGTTGAAGTTCGCGAAACCCGTCTTGTCAACGTCCAGGAACTGGACTCTTAGAGTCCCTTTGGTTGCGCAGCGGTAGAAGAAGGAAAGGTACACCGGCACGGCCTCCTTCTCCCCGTCACCGTTCACAGGCATGGAGGGGATGCTTTTCAAATTCGCCCGTTTCTGGAGGATGTACTTGTTACGGATGTGCACCACCGTCCGCCCGTCATCCACCGTCACGCTCGCCCCGTCGCCCTTTCTGGTC